GCCAAGGCCTGTATTTAATGATGGATAGTGCTTTGTCTCACGACCAGGAGGTGCAGACAAAGAATATCCTGACAATTTAGTGTTTGGAGTATGTAGTTTTTTGACTATGGGTTTTTGGTGCGAAGCCAACCACTGCTCATATTGCTCACGAGCGGCTTTTGTCACATTTTTTTGCTTTGACTTGCGTATATTCACATGAAACATCATAAAATTTCTCCAAACGAATAAGAATTATACTCGTTTTTCAATCAAATGTCAAGCGGTGTTGTGGAATTACAACATTAGTAACTTTTTCTTACTTTATTGCTTCTTTTTGTTGATTCATAACCCGAATCATAACCATAATCATCATAATTTTGCTTTATTTTTCTTTTTTCAATTTTTTCATCTCTGCGTCTACTACGCTTTGGTGAAAATTCATCATCATAATCATTTTTACGAAACTTAGCCACAAACTTTGACACTTAATACTCCTATAGTTACGGTAATAAATCAGGAAAAGCTTCCTTAACAAACTTATAATCAAGACCTTTAACACCTTGGTCTTTCTGAAAGATTCCTAAAATAATTTCTGCATCTCTTGCTTCGATAGATTCTAAAATTTGTAATAATATTTCTTTACTTCTTTTTTCTGATAATTTTTCCGCAGTAGGATCACCAACTTTAAACATATAAAGTCTACGCATTTGTGAACTTAGATTATCAAAAGTAATTCCAGGCAATACATCAGTTGCAAATTTAAAATTTTCAGGCAACTCTTTAACCTTCCATTGGAAATCTGGATGATACGTTAATTGTAAAACATCTACTAATGTTTGTGATAGATTTCTTTCTATCACAGACATTCTTTCTTTTTTGTTTTTAGCTTGTTCAAATTCATCAAAAACTTCAAAAATACTTTTCATTAAAATTCCTCAATAACGTCCATTAAGTTAGATAGTTTATTTGTAATAAAATAATCCAATAGTTTGCCTTTTACGGGTATTGTTTCTTCATATGTATTTATGATTTTCTCTTTGACGGCAGATGGTATTTGTGTCAAATCAATCAGAGTTTGGTTTCGTGTGAAACCAATTTTAGCATTTTCATCTTCCCATTCGGTATAGTTTTTTTCCATAAGTTTGTCAAGTTTACCTTTAGTAATTGGTGTTTGACGTAAATCACGAACAAAACAATCAGATGGAGATAATACATTTGGAATGCCATCACCTTTATCACCTTTGATAATTTTTTCTTTTAACTCATCCAGTGGATTATCCGAAACAATAAATTTCTTTTGTGCTGGATTGTACTGTTTGACTTTAAATTTGCTACGACCATTGTATTGTTGTAATTGTAGAAAGTCTCCATCACTTGAAATAATCAAAACATCTTCGTTCATAATGTGACGAGGAACAAGAGTACCAATGATATCATCGGCTTCTGCACCATCAACATCAACCACTTTGTATGGAAAATTATCTTTAAGTTCTTGTTTGAATTTTGTAAGCATATCAAAAATCAAATGCCAATTGAGGTCTGATTTTTCACGGGTTTTTTTACGACCTGCTTTATAATATGGAAACCATTCTTTGCGCCAATATTTACGGTTATCACAACATAACACAACTTCACCATAGTCTTTTCGGAAGTTCTTTAGGTGTGTCCTAATGATATTTAAAATCATATGACGAATGAGGGATTCCTCTAACTTAACACCTTTTGAGTTAGAGATTTGTGCCATTAAACCAGACAAAAGTACTTGGTTCAAGTCAATAAGAATCATAATAAACTTTCAGTAGTTTCAAATGTAAGTATTATATCAGATAAGTTTAATTTTGTCAAGAATATCATCCACAAATTCCTTGGATGTGGTAGTTTTTCTTGCCACAAACCCATACCAATTATCTTTAATCAAATTTGTAATATAAACTCTAGGATCAGCCAAAATAGCATCAAAAGTATCAATATCCGAAACACCATCTTCTTTGTTGAACCTAAACAAAGAAATATGATACTCGTTTCCTAATTCACTTCCACCAATAGAATCACCAGGTTTTTTATATTTACAACTCTCAATATTTAATATGCCTTCATCATTTGTAGGAATAAAAAATAATACATCATAATTTATGATATCTCTAAATGCCTCTAACATTGCAATCCTTTTATATGTGACTTTCTTACTCTAACCATAATCCAGTTGTTGTAAAACTTGTCACTCTCTAACACACCATTTACAAATTGTTCTTTAGCTTCAAGATAACCACATTCACCTTTGCTTTTGCATAAGTGGATAATTTCTCTCTTAAAGTTATCTTGTCCATGTAGTATAACATCTTTTTGTAAAATGTCACTAGACCCGTAATAAGTTTGCCAGTCTGAGGAAACTTTGAAACGTTTCTTCTTACCTTTAACTTGTTTTGTTTTGGATGTGTAAAAGAATTTCTTACCAATATATTGTCTACCATCTACCATGTTGGTAATCCGGTAGACAAATCCATAATTTTCACCGATCAAATCTTCTGTAAAATCTTTTTCTTTATATAACCAATTTATTCCCATTTGTCTTCATCATCATCGAGTTCATCATCCTCTATATATTCGTCTTCGGATAATTCTTCAATGGATTCGCCACAAAATGGACAAATTTCTGGATATTGTTCTGATACTAGTTCTTCCATGTATGAAACATCGTAACTAGATTCACAATTATGACATTCTGCTGTTATTATTTTTGTTGTCATTTTTCTTCCTTTTTTTAGTTAGCCCAAACATCACTCCAATCTCCTGACAATGCTCCTTTAGCATAATCAGTTGCTCTGTTTTCAAAGAAATTTGTATGCGTTGGAGCATTGATCATTTCTTCGACCCATGGTAATGGATTTTTCTTTACTTTAAAAATGCCTTTAAGTCCAAGGGAAATGAGTCTTCTATCAGCAATGTATCGTATATATTTTTTAACATCTTCACTTGATAGTCCTTCCATTGCTCCCATAGAAAAAGCCAAATCAATAAATTTATCTTCAAGTTCAACCATTTTTTCAGCAATGGTATATATTCTTGATTTTAATTCATCATTCCAGATTTCTTTATTTTCTTCTACATATGTACGGAATAATTTAATCATTGATTCAGCGTGTTGTGTTTCATCAACAATAGACCAAGTAACAATTTGTCCCATGCCTTTCATCTTGCCTGTACGTGGAAAGTTCAGCAACATAATGAAAGATGAGAACAACTGCATCCCTTCAGTGAAAGCACTGAACACGGCGATGTGGGTTGCAGTTGAAGCGATATCACCATTCTTAGAAGAAATGTCTAACACATAATCGTGTTTGTCTTTCATTTCTTGGTAATCTAGGAATTGATTATACGTTGTTTCAGGTAGACCAAGTGTTTCAATCAAATGTGAATATGCAGCAACGTGTAATGCTTCACGAGCAGCAAAACCCATTAACATCATACGAACTTCTGGTTGTGGAAAGTATGGAAGATAATTTTTTACATAACCACCAGCTACATCAATATCACCTTGTGTGAAGAAACGAAAGATATGTGTTAAGAATTGTTTTTCACTATCGGTTAAGTGTTTCTTCCAATCTTTAACATCTTCTGCCATTGGCACTTCTGTATGAAGCCAATGTGATTGTTCGTGTTTTAACCATGAATCATAAGCCCAAGGATAATTAAATGGTTTGAAATAGTTTCTATCTTCCGTTAGTTTTTGAAGTACTTCTTTTTTAGCCATTTATCCACTCTCTTACGTTATTTTCAGGTTGAGAACCGGACATTCTTTTAATTTCAATGTTATCTTCTAACATCACTAAAGTTGGTACTGAACGAATACCATACTCTGTTGCAATGTCTGTATGTACATCAATATCAACAACTTCAATAGGAATATTTGTTTCAATATTCGCTAGTGTCATTGCTAAACCTTTACATGGTTGGCACCATGATGCTGTAAATCTTAATATCTTTTTCATTTTTTATCCTTCGCAAGCTATACAATCGTTACCTTGAGCAACTTGAACCATATCTAGTTCTTTAATAACTTGTCGCTCAATTCTCTTAGATACTTTATCTGCTTTACCAATCTTTTCAGAACGGCAATAGTAAAGTGTTTTTAATCCTTTTTTCCATGCCATAAAATGAATGGCGTGTAAATATTTAATATTTGCATCTGGTCTAAAGAATAAATTCAATGACTGCGCTTGGTCAATATATTGTTGACGGTCTGCAGCCAATTCAATCACCCAACGCTGATCAATTTCCATAGATGTTTTGAATACTGCTTTTGTGTTTTCGTCCATCCAATTTAGGTGTTGCACAGAACCATCATTAGCAATGATAGAGGACCAAATTTCATTGTATTCACTTTCTTCAACAGTCCTAGAAGAATCACCATCTGTTAAGTAATCTCTGATTACTTTGTCCAAGTATCTGTTCTTGTTTAAAAAAGACCCAGAAAGAGTATCTTGACGGTATGCGTTAGCACGGTAAGGTTCCACACTGGGGCTTGTGTTTCCCATAATGATAGATGAAGAAGCGTTTGGAGCAATAGCCATG